AGCAGAATTATTACTCCAACATTTTGGTTATCAAAGACCCAGCTAATCCAGAAAATGAAGGTAAAGTTTTCCTTTACAAGTACGGAAAGAAAGTCCATGATAAAATTATGGAGAAGATTCAACCAGGCGAAGATTCGATTGATGAACCAGTAATGGTATTTGACTATTATGATGGTGCCGATTTCAAACTCATCATAAAGAAGATTCAGGTTGGTGCGTTAAAGATGCCTAACTATGATACTTGTCAGTTTGATGCTCCTTCTTCTCTTGGAACAGACGCAGAGATTGAAAAGGTTCATAACAGTCTTTATGGTTTGACAGAATTCGTTGCTGAGTCATCATTCAAACCTTATGCTGATCTTGAATCAAGGTTCAACCGTGTTGTCGGTATCAAAGGAACTTCGGCTCCCACGACTTCCCAAACACATACCGAATCAACTCATAATGTAAATGAGGAACCAACTAAGGTTGCTGAGGGAACAGTATTTGAAGGAAACGATGATGAGTTCTTCAAGGAGCTTCAAGAAGAAGACGCCGAATAATAAGAATTCTTTGAAATGTTTGTACTGAAATATGGGGAGCGTGTCTCCCCATATTTTTTGAAGGAAAAAATGAGCTTTAATGATTTTGACAATGACATAGCTCTTGAGAGGCAGATTCGCCTCATAATGGCAACATTGGGTAATAATGTAACCGAGGGATTCGATTACTATAATTTTCGTTGTCCGATTTGTGGTGACTCTCAAAAGAACAAGTCAAAGAAAAGGGGTTACATTCTAAAGAAGAGAAAACCCTGGATGTATTTCTGTCACAATTGCTATTACAAAAAACCTGTTGGTGCTTGGCTCAAAGAATTTTATCCAGCATATTACAGAGACTATTACAGCGAAATATTACGAACAAAGAATACAAAACCAAAACCATTACCAAAGATTGCAAATCCAAAAGTCCGAAAGAAGAATCCAGAAAAGGAACACACAAAACACTTTGTACCTATTCTGAAAGGAACAAATCATTTGTTTCAGAAAGCCGTTGAACTCTGCGAGAGTCGTGGGATACCAGAAGATATTTGGACAAAGTTCTTTGTAGCAACTGGTGGAATGTATCGGAACAGATTAATCATTCCTTTCTTTGACAACAACGGAAAGATTTATTACTATCAAGGTAGAAGACTACTTGACAACATGACTCCAAAGTATCTCTCAAGAGCTGGTGATTATATCAGTGTTTACAACTTCTATCAAGTAGATAAAAGTAAACCAGTTCCTATTCTTGAAGGTCCGATTGATAGTATGTTTGTAGAGAATTCTGTAGCTGTCACTGGTGTCAAGATTGATGATATTAGACTTCGGGATTTTCCCCACAAGAGATTTTTGATTGACTATGATACAGTTCCTTCCAAGACAACTGGAAGAGTAGAAACAAAGCAGAAAGTGATAGAACTTTTGACAAGAGGTGAATACATTTTCAATTGGAAGAAGTTTATGAAAGAATATAATTTACCGAAGAGAGACAAATGGGATGTGAATGATGTTTTGATGTATTTGAAAAAAGATAAATTTATATATGAGGAACTTGAACCATTCTTTACAAATTCAATTTATGACAAGGTGTTTTTCGTATGATTTATTGGGAAAAGAAAAAGGAATTTGGGGACATGGTAACTTTATTTTGTTTGGTAGATGTTTCCATCTACAAAATTTGGATGGAGAATGATAATGCTTTCAAAAATAAAGAGGAAGAATATTTTAAAAAGCATTTGAGGGATTTAGAGAATGATTGAATGGAAACTATATAAAACTGATTTAGAGTTAATCAAACAGGTTATGGATGTTACAAACTATCCAGTACCAAATTGGTTGAAGAACTTGGAAGACGATGAGTCTCATCCGTTTGGTTTATTAATACAAGGAAGAAAACTTATGGCTAAATGGAGTCTGGAAAAAGCTCAGCCAATGCAGATGTGTTTTGGATTGGATTTAGAAAAAGAACTTGCTGAAGCACTATCCAAAGAAATCCGAGATGAATTGGATAAAGAATTATTGAAAGCTATGCTTTTACCTGGACAAGAACAAGGAGACAAATTATGAAAGTATTTTTGGGAGGAACTTGTGCGAATTCAAAATGGCGTGAAGAGTTTGAGAAGGAACTTAAGATAGATTATTTCAATCCTGTTGTAGAAGATTGGACAGAGGAATGCTACCAACAGGAACTAAAGGAAAGAGAAGAGTGTGATTTCTGTCTCTATGTTATTACACCAAGAATGGAAGGTGTCTATTCAATTGCTGAAGTCATTGATGATAGTAATAAGAGACCCGAGAAGACAATATTCTGTTTCATTGAGAAAGATATTGATACTTACAGTTCATACACTTTTAATAAAAGCCAGATCAAATCTCTGACTGCTGTTGGGAAAATGGTTGTTGCTAATCGTGCCCGTTGGTTTACAACCACTCAACATTGTATTGAATTCTTGAATGGACAAGTAGATGGTTAAGTGGATGATGTATAAAACAAACGATGGATTACCAATTTCACAACAAGATTTAGAAATGTATATTGACGTAGAATTGGTTATTGAACAAATGAAATTCTCGTCTTCTTTTCGGATTGGTAAATTAAAAGCAACTAATATTAATGAATATCTTTATTGTGTTGAATATGGTATGGAACCAATTAAATGATTAGGTGGAAAATAAAAGATAGAAACCATTGGCATTGGGAAAAAGGAGATGTGTGGGATGTAGGAATTTTTACAAGCGAATGGAAACTATTAACTATTAGAGAATCTTCAAAAGAAGATGCCATCAAAAAAACAAAAAGATACTTAGATATATCAATTCACGAAAATTTAGATGAAAAATTATTGGAGTTTATAGAAGATGCCGAAAATTGTATATAATGGAATAGAGTTTGACTCAGAAGAAGAAAGACTATTCTATCTTTACTTGGAAGAGTTGAAGGATAATGGTTATGTCCGTGATTTCACTTTTCACGTTGACTCATTTGTTTTATCTGAACCAGTCAAATATTCTTGGGCAAAGAAGATGAAGACAAAGAGTAAGGAAATGGAAAGTACATTGCTCCAAGGTCATGTGTATACTCCTGACTACAAAGTTATTTGGGAGCCAAAAGGTTGGGGAAAGTTTTGGCATTATGATATAGATAATGTTCAACTTAATAAAATTCCTTTTATTAGTAATGACGTTGGTTGTTTTATTGAGATTAAACCATCCTTTGATATGAATAACATGCAAAGATTATTCTCCATCAACCAAAAATGGATGTGGCAAGAACACAAAATTTATGTTCAGAAGGTCATTCCGATTGGTAAAAATACTTGTCTGTTTGCAAAGACTTTTGTTCCACAAGAAGCCATGTTGACAGCTAAGACAAAGAAACCAAAAAAATACAAGTTTACAACTAAATCCTTACAAGAATTCCTAGGAGGATTCAATGAATAAAAGTACATTGTCTGAACTATTCTCAGTTGAAGATCAGGAGAGAATGGAGAAGAAAGCTAAAACCATTCTATTTGACGGACATAATATGGCATACCGTACATTGTTCTCAGCAGTCTTTATGAACCCAGAAGATAACGAAAAGTTTTTCTTTTGGAAGCATTTGTTTATGAACAGTTTGTTTAGCACAATCAAAAGATTTGATGCTGAAAGAGTCGTCCTAGCATTTGATACTAAAGGTAGTTGGAGATACGATCATTATGAAGGATACAAGTCAAATAGACGTGGAGCAAGAGACAAAGCTGTTGTAGATTTTGAAAAGTTTTTTCCTATCTTTGAAGATTTCAGAAATGATATAAAAGAGACTTTCCCTACTATCCATGTTATTGATTATCCAAGAGCTGAGGCTGATGATATCATTGCTGTCCTATGTAGACAACAATTTAAGTCTTATGAAAACATTATTGTTTCAACTGATAAAGATATGCACCAGTTATTGGTTGACAAGAATAATCAACAGTTTGACCCTATTAAAAATCAAATTGTCAACTGTATTAACCCAAGAAGAGAACTTGATTTGAAGATTATTACTGGTGATAAGAGTGATGCTATTCCGGCTATTAAGCCAAGAACTGGAAAAGCGACAGCAGAGGGTTTA